TATTGCTAGACCCTGTAGTATTGGAAACCATAGCATACCCAACAGCCGTGTTGTTAGTGCCAGTAGTGTTATTGTAAAGTGCCTGTCGGCCTAATGCTGTAATAATAGTTCCAGTAGTATTACTATAAGCCGCCTGATACCCAACGGCAGTGTTGTTGTTTGCGGTGGTGTTGGAGTAGAGAGCGGCTTGCCCTAACCCAACATTATTTGCGCCTGTTGTGTTGCTTCTTACCGAACTCGTCCCCAATGCAGTGTTACTGCCGCCTGAACTGTTAAGTAAAAGTGCATCTGCGCCAACTGCTACATTGTTATCGCCCGTTGTTATTGCCGTACCAGCAGCATCTCCAACAGCTACGTTGTAAGTACCACCAGCCTCAACACTATCCAACGCAGTATTACCCAACGCCACGTTGCCTGTACCAGTAGGATAATTCCCATCCAGCTTAATCGTGCCGCCATCGACTGACAGGTTGCTATTGATAGTTAAAGCACCCGTCATGGTATCGCCAGTGATCCTGACAAAGCCAGTAGCTGTATCTAGGGCATTCTTAAGTTCACTAAAGACTATCTTCTTAGTTTCTGTAGCTGATGTATCCACAATTGCTATAGCATCATCGTCAGCTACGTTAGCCCCAGTAAGGGCTGTTAATTCTGAGATTTTCTGATCTGCCAAGACCTTATCCTTTCCACATATTAGGCCAAGACCGATTACCTTTACTCAGGTTTTGTTCGGCTGGCATTATCCTTTTCCCTTATCTAAGTTCTGCCCAAGATGATATAAAACCATTACTCAAATTTAACCTGTAATAGATGTTATTTGGAATAATACCACTGTCTGTAGTAAGACCATTGATGTCTTTTTGTCTTGATATTACTACAGAACTAGACATATCTGAATTTGGAGACACTTCAAAACTTGTTGTTTGGCCGCCCCCCGGTTGTGTAACAACAGAAACTGATATCGGCCTACCTGTGGTGTTTTGATAGGTAGTATTTAGTGCCCTGCTACCTGCTAAGCTCTGCCACGTTTGACCGACACCTATAGCGTAGTCACCTACAACCTCAGTTGCTGATGCAGCTACCTTAGCTGGAGACACAAGGCTCTCAGTAGTACCTGTACCAGTTTCCCATGTAGATGTAGCTTGATCCCCTAGTAGGCCAGTCTGAGTGCCAGAAGTGTTTACTACTTGTGTGTCATCTAGGATGCGAAACTTATCATTTGTTTGATCTAGGTAAGCTACAGGTATCCAAGCATCATTACCATTTGCTCTTATGTACAAGATAAAAGCATCAGTATCATACCACCATTGATTAGCGAAGGTAGCGCTAGGTGCAGCAGTCCCTGAGTTATTTGTAGCTATAGCTGATAGGACGTTGTTAATGTCGGTTCTAGCATTAGCTGCTGTTTGGTTAGCTATGTTGTAATCGTGTTGTGCCATATTAGTATTCCACTATCCCTTCCAAGACGCTTACGCTTGGCGATACATTGTTGTTGGTACTGTCGAGTTCAGCTTTGAATTTAAATGCTCTGCCTGTTATTTCACCAGCAGCTACAACGAAAGACCCCCATGTAGGAGAACCAGCAGGGTCATCATTAGTTGCAGCTACATAAATAGTTGTACTGAAGTCACCATAGGGTTGATCCTCATCCGACCAATCATCCCAGTTGTTAGGCCAAGTATCCCAGTTATTAGGTATGTCATCCCAATTTACTAACCCCCCAGAAGCATTAGCGTGATGCCTAGTAGATGATAAGTTAGTTGATACCCTTACAGTCCTAGTTGATCCTGTGTCTAAGTACCCTGTGAACTCATATGTACCTGTAGAGGGCGCAGAAGCAAAGCTAGATAGTCTTAATTCATCAGGATCTGGGCCTGTAGCTACAGCTACGTTAGTCTTACTACCAGCGAAACTTGGGTTCTCAGTGTCAGTCTGTGATGTACCTAACTCAGGTAATTCAGATGGTAGAACAACAACAGAGGCTACAGTACCTTCGTTACCTGACTTGTCATAGGGTTCAATAAAGAATTTCCCTGAGATAGCTGGGTAGGCTACAGATGTCGCTGGTCTAGCTACCTTATTAATTATGACTTGGGGTGAACCATCTGTGAATGTAGCTGTAGTTGATGAGCTATGCCATAGTTTATAATACGACAAGTCAAAGTCAGTTGAAGCAGTCCAGCTAAAGAATAAAGTACCACCAGATAACTGCTTTTCAAAGGTAGCTGGGGCAGATGGACCAACAGTATCAGCCTCTACAGTCTTTGATACATTAGTGAAGTTACCTTTAACGCCTAAAGCATTAATAGCCCTAGCTCTAACATCATAGACTATAGTGTCTGTAGCTCCAGCTAAAGGCGTCTCAATATCTATAATCTCAAATCTACCTAAGTCACCTGTTCCTAAGACACTGTAAGTAGACTCTGTTGACTTCTTAAACTCTACCTCGACATAATCTACTCTAGTTGCTGATGTAGATGTAACATTAACTACAAGTACGTTAGTTACATGCTCATTGATAATTCTATATTCTTGTGTGAGAGCTATAGCTACAGGTGGTACATCAAAAGGTGATAGCAGCGTTGTGTTATCAGTTTCATAAACAACACCATCGTCTACATCATCAAAGACAGACTCACTTATCTCTCTTAATGTCATCTGTGTCTGAAGGTCATTTCCCTCTTGTAGACCAAATGTCCACTTTACAACTTCAAACTCTTTGTTACTCCAACCAAATCTAGTATTGGTTATTCTTACTATATCTCCAACCTGTACTTGAAAGGTTCTTAAACCAAAGGATGCTTCTATCGTAAGTTGTTGACGATTTCGTTCAAGTAAGATACGAGCTATACGTCTAGCTTGAGTTATGTTGTCTGTAAATGCAAGGTTTAAATCTACTACGCTTTCCTGTCCGTTATCTGCAACAACAAAAGGGTTAGTAGCATCAGCATCAGGAACTTGAGGATAATCAGTTACTTGATAAAAACTGTCTGGGCCTTTCCAAGTACCTTTTACAATATTGAAGTTGTCTCTTCTTGAATGTCTAGTTGAAACATTGACAGCAGATCTAAAGTCATCTTCGTTTATATCTAAGACTGGGTCTGTGTAGTAAGCTGGCTTCATTCTCCACTTACCTTGAGCATACCAAACCATACCACCCATTGAAGTAAGAAGATCGTTTAAAATATCAGCAGGGGTTATAGATGTTACAAAAGCCCCATTAAGAGAAAACCTTTTGTCTCCTGTTAAGATAGGATAGTTGAAGTACTCACAAACATTAGCTGCTGTAGAAACATAGTCATCATCTACGTTAGCTGTTTCCTCAGCAAGACCATAGCTTGAAGTTAGGTAGTCCCTAACACATAAGGCTGGGTTGTCAGACCAAGCTGTAGTGCTTGTACGAGGGTCATAAACCTTTTTACCTTTAACTACAGCTTTAATCTCAGGTACGCCATTAGGGAATATATCTGCATCGTATTCCATAACAACATAGAGATAAGCTATACCTGACAGTTTACGTGTGGCATCCCACTCTGTAGGTAAAGCTATGTTATTTACTTCTGAGGAAGTAACGGCTGCTTGACCAGACGTTCCTAATCTTTCAGCTATGTATATTTTTCCGTAATAACGACTATTGGAGTCAAACAACTCATCGTTAATATAGATCTCTTCAAACTCTTCAATCTCATGTCCAGCAAAAGCAATGGCTTTATGTAAATATCTATTAGGTATATTTCCGATTGGATCTGTATAGTCAGAGGTACTTATATAAACCTCTGCTCCACCTGTCTGTGTTTTACCATAGATAACTTGATGAGCTAAAGCTGTACCTCTGGCTGTAACTTGATAACCCCTGTTTGCACCAGTTCCTATAGGGGGCTTAGGGGTAAGGGCATTTATAGCCATACTTGTAGCTGCTGTTAATAAGAAGTAGCCAGTCCAAGTAGATGCAAAGTAACCTAAACCCGCACCTATAGCCACTGCCATTGTAGCTCCTGCTGAGTAGGCTGCAACACCGACAGCTATTGAAGTCATAACAGCCATTAGCTTAAAACCTTCTCAAACTTGGTTTCTACTTTTGAGTAACCTAAACGCTTCATCATGGGGTCTATAGGGTTCTTTTCTGTTGTAGTGACATGAAGTATTTTAACACCGTCTTCTTTGATGCACTTCTCAGCAAACTTAAATAACTTGTAACCTGTCATTCCAGATCTGTACTCTTCTAAGACGTAGATTATCTCAGCTACAGCTATTATGTTCCCCTTTGAATGTATATTAGGAATAATATGAGCTACAAAATAACCGACTAATCTATCTTCATACCTACAAGTAAAAATGCGAAGTATATTTAGCTCTTCTAGTTTATGATACATATCCCAGTCAGGATCTAAGGGGAAGCTAGTCTTATTATGCTCTATTTCTTGCCAGTCTAACTCTAACAGGGAGTGTATATCGTTCTTTACAGAATTTAAGAACTCTTGTTTATATTGTACCATTACAACCTAGACTTAGCTACTACATCAATAGTTGCGTCACTAGGTTTGAAGCTGCCTCTTCCCCAGACAATTTCTTTATCCTGTATGCTTTCTACAAGGTCTAACCCAAAGTCAGTGGGGTATATAGATTTCTGATAACTGCTGCTGTACCTAGCTACTCTGGCTCTTTCCAGATCAACAAGTTTATTTTCTACCTTCAGGTGTATTGTACTTGTCTCAGGTAATTCTTCTATATCCATCTGGTCCATATAACCAGAAAATATCTCAGTTAATCCTGTAGCCCTATCCTCTAGTTCAATACGTGAACCATCCTCTAGGAGAATGAAGTTAGTACTCTCTTTCTGTAGACTACCCTTAGCGAACATACCAAAGTATATCTTACAGGTTCTACCTTGATACGGAGTGCTGAGAGCTAATGACACAACTTCTGAAGGGATACCTGTAAGAGATAGCGTAGCACCTTTAGCAGCTATTTCTGTAGTTTCTTCGATAGAGGAAACATTAAGAAGAGTTCCAGCACCTGTCCAAGCTACCCCCTCAAAAGTAAGAGTGCCTACACCAGTCCATAGTCGTAA